AAAAAATTTAGATCAAAGAAACATGTCTGGTATGTACAGAGGCGTTTACAAAACAAGTAAGGGGTATAGAAGAAATTATGAATTGGATCCAAAAATTGATTGAGAGAAGGATGTCTCCGGGTATGTGGGACGAACAGGAGTGGTTTGACTATATGAAGAAGCACAATATGAAGGATCCTTATGGCAAGGAAGAAGCTTCTAGCCTCGCGGGATTCTTCGATTGATCGCGACTCTTTGCGGCGATATTGAGCTTCCTATCAATATCGGCCTCGTGAACGAAAATGACCTGGGGTTGCACTCCAGGTCATACATTCATTACGCTGCAACTCACAAGGATCTTGTGTCGGCCAAGTGTTGGGCAACCAGATGGCTCTTGCAGAAAGTCGGTCTACAAAAAGGCCTGAGTTACAGCGTCATTGAGTACTTCTCTGGCATTGGCGTTATGACCGCGATCATCAGAGACACCTTTGATGTCTCAAACCATTTCGCGCTTGAGATGGACGAGCGTTGTTGCGAACAGATTCGCCTTTCTTTCCCTCAAGTGACTGTCGGGCTTTCAGACTTCAAAAAGATCGCTCAGATGGATGCGGACTACGATCTGAAGTTCCTTGACTTCCCAAGCTCAAGCATTGCTCAGATGCACACGAAGTGGAAGATCGAAAACTTCCTGAAGCAATTTGAGTCCGATCCTCAGTTGGTCGTTTGGACAGACACTTCAATCTGTTACCCGATGACTCTTCACGGTAAGAGCTACCAGAAGTACTTTGGTACAACCAAACAAATTTCTTCGGTTCAAGACTACCTGACCGAATATTCCGCTTGGCTTTTCTCCAAAACAGGGTACAGTATAACTACCGTTGCTCAGCGCGCGAACAACGCGCTCTACATTGCGGCTGAGTTCGGCGAACGACAGTTGAGCAACTTCAAAAAGTTTGATCTGACACAGTATGGCGTGGGAGGTTTTGTAATTGACGATCCAGCAATTAGGACGGTGGTCTGAGCTTAACGACGAACCAGAAGTCAAAGATCTCGTCAGGGGTATGGATTTCAGGGAGCCTCGCTATCGTCGCGAGGTTTTCCTTCGTTTCTACGAGTTTCATCTGAAGTATCGTTCTCATCCTGGCGGCGTCTACTTCGCTATGCCTTGGATCGCAAACAAGTTCAAGTTCACCAACGAACAAAAGCTCTGGTTCGCGTTCATCAACGGCTGCTCTCAGAACGTTGTTACGACCTGGAGAATCTTTCAACAGTTCCCCGATGTTCATTCCCTTGACGTTGATGATATGAATGATTGGTGGAACACCTACTATTCTAAGTTCAAGGTTGGTAGTGGTTGGGACACGGATCGCAAACACCACAAGCTCGGCAAGACTGGTTTGCCTGCAGCGACCTACTCATACAAGAAGCAAGTTGATAAGTACGGCAGTCAGCAAGAGATGTTCGAAGCGAATTTCAAGGGCGATCCTTATAAGAACTTCGAATCGGTTTGGGATTTCGTACGAACCAATTTCGTGTCGTTCGGTCGACTTTCAACGTTCTCTTACCTTGAATACCTCCGTATTCAAAATCTTCCGATCGAATGCAACAACCTGTTCCTTGATGACATTGGCGGTTCTAAGTCTCACCGTAACGGTCTTTGTAAGGTTCTAGGTCGCGACGATCTTGATTGGTGGGACCACAAACAGTCACACAACCCTAACTTCCCTGGCTATCAAAAAGAAACCATCAATTGGTTGATCGAAGAAGCCGACATTCTTTTGGCGGAAGCAAAGAGCGTCATTGACCATCCGGACGTCAACTTCTTCACTCTCGAGAGTGCTCTTTGCACATACAAGTCTTGGCACCGCCCCAACCGTCGTTACCCGAACGTCTATATGGATATGATGCGTGATCGCATCTACTACGCGGAGAACGAATGGCCGGGTCAGTTTGATATGTTCTGGCAGATGCGACAGGACTGTTTGCCTAGGTATCTTCTGTTGGAAGAGAACATCGGCGATCCTGGTCTTTGCCCGGAGAAGCAAAATCATTACCGGCTGACTGGTCAAGTGATTATGATGCATAGAGATTGGGATTGCTTCGCCAATGACTTCAATGACAAGGTTGAACTCTTGAATGACGCATATTCCTAACGACAAGGGCGGCGATTGGAGGATCGACAAGTTCGTCGAATACCAACACAAAGTTCCTCCGATCTACCAAGCCATCTTCTCGCAGTATGCAAGAACAAGCAGTTGACAGAGCGCGAATCCGTCATTGCGTCTTGGTATATGGCAATCACCTACAGCGAGATCACAACGATCTGGTTGATGGAAACGTTCCCGCTTGATGATCCGGATCGTTATGAGAGCTGGTTTGAAGAGAACGAACCGAAGATGATTTTCGGTTCAGCCAAAAAATACAATCGCTACTGCGGTCGATTCGTTGCTCTGATGAAAGACTTCCGCAAGCACTACTTCGAAGGGACGACGCCCGAAGCCAAGTTCTACAGCTTGATGGGCGATGGCTCGGAGAAGCAGAAGTACGACAGCGTCCATAAGTACAACGGTAAGATCAGAGAGTTCGCTAGATTCTCTGCTGACCTGTTCAACGAATGCGCTATGGTCTTTCAAGATAGCGGACATCTGAAAGGCAAGATGTCTTCGCCCAACTCGTTGGACTGGTATAAAGGAGCGAACGAAACATCTGGTATGTTCAACCTTCTGTATGAAGATGATCTTGCCGATGAGTACGACCGCACAGGCGTTGCCACCAAGGAGATGCAGGAGTGGTTTCCGGTCTTTGATGAGAAGCTGATCTACATTCGCGACAAGATCTGGGATCGATACCCAGAACGTAAGGTCGACATCCCTCTCTTCACTCCCAAAATCTGTTCGTTCCGCAATCTGTTTAAGGCTGCTCGATACGGTGGATACCATCACGACAGACAGCTTGAACACATCAGACAGTATGAGGCTTGGCACACAAAGCTTGACTATCTGTGGCAGAGCATATATACTATCAGGAAGCAAGTGTTCGATCCCGTTCTGCTCGGAGAGATCAACGGCTGGACCGGCATTCGTCCGGAAAGAAAGAAACTTTGGTTGACCTACGGTATGACCGGAGTTGAAGCAGAATCAATAACCAAAATTAGAAGCCTAGAAGATTTCTTTTGAAAGGATAGATTATGCAAGTCATTGCTTCTTGCAATTTTCGAAATGCCACCTTTGCATCGCGTTCCCGCCCGTTTTGTTACAGTGAGGGCAGATTTTGTTCGATTGTTTTCTGCCGGAAAGTTTATCGCTGACCGCTTGTTTAAATTCGGCGGATCTGGGCTTCCGAACGTTCCTGTATCTGATTTCTTTAGTCGCTTCGTCGAACGTTCCAATTTTTTTGCCTTTGTTCCAAGGCGTTCTACCTAAATTATGTTTGTGTCCATATAAGATGGGCGGTAATCCACCCCCAGCCTCTATGTTCCAACCGATGTTTTTAGTCGGTCTGAGCTTGGATTCGATCAACTTACAATAAGATTCCGAACTTTCTAGGATCAACACCATCGAAATTTCTTCGCCGTATTTGACGAAACAGTTTTTTAGGTGTTGGTTTTTTGTTCTAGATTTGTGAGTTTTGAACCTTTGACTTGGGTTTTTCGAAATTCCGACGTAGCCGTCTTTAAAGACGTCGTTGTGATGAGAAAGCTTAAGCCAATAAATAAACATGCTGTTGTCTCCGAACGATAGAGCCAGTGGGACTGCCATCCGCGACTGGCGTTTGATATGCTTTATTTATAATTATGGAGATTTCTATGAAAATTGTAGCTATTGGCGGCGAGCCAGGCTCCGGTAAGACTACGTTGATGAAGCGATTGGTTGAGCACTTCAAGGTTCGACCTCAATACGAAGCATTCAAGCTCGTTCCTTATCTGAGGAGCGGCAACATCTACATCCTAGGCAAGTATGAAGATGGTCAGGTCTTTGCCGGCACCGATCGTATGAGTATGGCTGTTCAGCCGGAAGCGATTAAGTTCCTTGCGACCTTGCCTTCTGACTCCGTTGTTCTGTACGAAGGTGATCGGTTGTTCACTGCTTCGTTCCTTGAACATTGCGCCAACAACTACAAACTTTCGATCATCTACCTTTCAACGGACAGAAACGTTCGTATGGCTCGCTACGAAGAACGCGGTAGCAATCAAGACGCTACTTGGCTTCAAGGCCGAGAAAGCAAGATCGCAAACATCCTCGGTAATCTTGAGTTGATGTGGTTGATCGAAAAATTCAACAACAACAATCGGGAGGAGCAAGAAGTGGCGTTCCAACACATCTTGAAACTCGCGTCGTGAAGGGCGGGATCGAATACAAGTACGCCGAGGATCAGATCCTTCTCGACCTAGAAGCGTACATAAATAAGACGTACGGCGAGCATTACAAAACCTCCGACAAGATCGAATGTTTTGACGCCTGGTTTGCCCTGGGCAATGCCACTACCACTTTCCGAGACACAGCGATCAAGTATCTCTGGCGCGCGGGAAAGAAAGGCTCGAACGAAGATCGAAAGAAAGACCTGATGAAAGCGTTGCACTACGTTATGCTAACGCTGTATAGCGAACACTACAGAAACAAGGATTAGATAATGGAAATCTCTATCTCGATTGAAGAACTACGCAAGCGCAAGCTGTTTCTTGCGGTTCCTATGTACGGAGGAAATTGCGCCGGTATGTTTGCGAAGTCAGTTGCCGACTTGTCGTCAATCTGTACGTCGAACGGAATTGAGCTTCGTTCTTACTTTCTGTTCAATGAGTCGCTGATCACTCGCGCGCGAAACTACTGCGTCGACGAGTTTATGCGTTCCGGTTGCACGCATATGATGTTTATCGACTCTGACATCGGGTTTGATCCTCGTGACGTTCTCGCTATGCTTGCTCTGCAGTCCGATGACTCCGAGTATGACGTTCTTGCTGGTCCTTATCCCAAGAAGTGCATCAGCTGGGAGAAGATCAAGCTGGCTGTTGACAAGGGAATCGCCGACGAAGATCCTAACGTCCTTGAGAAGTTCGTTGGTGACTTCGTGTTCAACCCGAAGGGTGGTGGCGGAAACATTCGCATCGATCAGCCGGTTGAGGTGATGGAAGTCGGCACTGGCTTTATGATGACGCGTCGTTCCGCCTTCGAAAAGTTTGCTGAAGCGTTCCCTCACTATAGCTACAAGCCGGATCACGTTCGCACAGAGGCTTTCGACGGATCGCGTGAGATTATGCAATACTTCCAGGCTGAGATTGATCCGGTTTCAAAAAGATATTTGAGCGAAGACTACTGGATGTGTAATAAGATGCGAGAAATTGGATTGAAAATTTGGTATTGTCCTTGGATGAAATTGAGTCACGTTGGATCTTACATTTTTGGTGGGTCCCTCGTCGACTTGGCCTCTATCGGAGCTCCGGCCACTGCTGATCCGGCGATGTTAAAGAAGAAGAAGTAAAACGAGAAGGGCGCCAACTACATTTTAATCTTGGCGCCCTTCCCTTTCACAAATCCGGGAGGCAAACTGTTTGGGTCTTTAGTGCAACGAATTTCTTTCGTTAGAGGATTGTGATAGTAGACTATTCCCCTTCTCGAGTCACCAAGCTTTTTTCTCATACTTTCGGATTTCTTCAAACCTTTTGTTTTAGTTAAAGCGTCGCGGAGATTTTGTCTCCATTCTTCGGTCATCTTTCTGCTTTTGCCTATTTTGGATTGCGAAATCTTCAGCTTGGCTTCTTCGGAAAGCTTTTTCCCGGCCATATACCCAACTTTGCCTTTGTTATGCGCCGTCTTCCCCCGTTGGGATTTGCTGAGGTTTTTGCAATGTTCCTCAGTTTTTTTCTTACCTTTGAGCGCCGCTGAAATTTTTAACTTGTGAGCCTCTGTTCTTTCAAACAGAACAAAGTTTTCTCCTGAATTAGATTGATTCAACCACTTCGAACTTTTGGCACAATCTAGGCGTCTCAAAACTTGATGTTCCCAAGCCTTAGCGGTCTGAGCGTCAGAGAAAGTCTTTCTTATTGATAAGACATCTGGCTCGCCGTGCAGCTTCCGGTACTTCGATACGATTTTTGATGAGGTGAAGTAGCTTACCCAAAAGTCGGAAGGCGAACAACTTTTCGCGTATCGAACTCCGTAATACCATTTGTCTAGTTGGGACCAA